CGTGTTGAAGTCACTGCTGGTAACATTTGTGTCACCAAGTAGGGCTTCAATCTGGTGTGGACTTACCGCAATGTAACGCGGGATAGATGGGTCAACATCAGATAGATCAAGAGTTTTCTTGGCTGTACGCAACTTTGCAACAGTAAGATCAGCACCGCCATTGGCAATCTGCTGTCCTGCTGGAAGCGCAGTTGTTGTAGAACCAGTTTCGCCTGTAAAGGCATTTCCCAGAGCCGCAGCGATAACAACGTCATCCATTGCTCGTCCCATTGCTGATGCCGCAGCCATTGCATATGCACTGGTTGGGTCAATCAACATGCGGATCTTATCCTGATCGTCAATGAGATCAGCATACTCATAGTCAGCAAGACTAACACGGCGTCTTGCATGTGGGGTGTCGATCTGCGGAGTATCCGCATGGCGTGTAGTACGCAACTGCGCGGTAGCTACACCCACTTGATCGAAGAAGGCATTTTTGCCAACAACATTCTCAACACGAACTGCATCACGCATACGGGAACCCATCTGCTGTGATAGCATCTGCACGTTTGCAGAATACTGTTGTACAAATGCCGTAGTGATTTGAGATGACATATCGTCACTCCTTTTCTACAGGTTTCATTTGAACTTGCAGTGTGCTACCCGACTGATCGGACACTCCTAGTCTTTTGAGCCGACTTAGGGCTATCGTCTTTCCGATGGTCTTGAGGACGTTTTTCAACGCTACCCTCATTTACTACCCAACTATAATACTTATCTGCCAGTTCAACTGGATTCAAAACATCACGTTGTGTACCAAACTCAACTGCCATTCTAAGGCATTCTAGCCGAATTTCCAATGGGTTAAATATTTCTTCTTCACTAGCCATGAATCATACCCATTAAATTCTGCACATGACCCACAGCATTATCATGCCCTGGATCTTTCTTATTAAAGTACGCATGGTTCTGATTTCCGTATATAGCATCAAGTTCTGCCTGTGCTTGGTTAGGCGTAAACGCAGTATTTCTAGCACCGTCAGTAATTGTATCTTCACTAATTACGCTATTACGAAACTCACCCATAGCAGCAAATGCCTTGATAAACGCAGCGTTGTTACCAACCTTTGTCCCATCGGCAAGCTGTATGTTTAGCAATGACTCATCCGCAAACTCATTAATTAAGCTTTGAGCAGCAGATACTTTGTTGTCATACGCTTGTCCCCATTCCTTTTGCAATTCAGATGCAACTTGTTCAGCTTGCTGTTCTGCAAACTGCTGCATACTTTCTGTGCCTTGGGCTACATTGCTTTTGTAGTATTCCAAAACACCCTGCGCCTGTTCTGGCGTAAGGCGTAGCTGGTGCGCCACATCAGCATATTGCGTTGCAACATCCTCAGTAATTACATTGCCATCCACAGCAATCTCATACTGTGATGGTGATTCTGGCCTACCTAAACGACTGTAAATATTATCTAAATCCTCGTCAGTAGGGTTTGCTGGCAACGGAACCTTGTCTGCGCCAATCAGTCTTTGAGCATTCACATAGGAACGCGCAAGGTTTTGTACATCTTTGATAGGTGAAATGCTGGGATGATCCCGCAAATCTTCTGGTATCATATTCAAGAAATCGTTACCAGACCCGCCTGATGCTACCTCTGCTGGGGTTTCCAGCATTGTAGGTGTTGCTTCTGGCTGGGCTACCTGTTCGATAGCTTCTTCTGACATAATTACTCCTCATTTATCATGTTGTGAATATGCAGTATCACTGCACGTTTTCCTTCTTCAAAGGCTGTAGCGTTTGGATCTCCCGCTACATAACTTGAACCACGCCAGTTACAGCGTGATTCCAGATCAGTTAATATCTTTTCCCCAGCAGTGCCACTAAATACATCTGTGTACATCCGCTTTAATTCATTAATTTGATCGTTCAATCGCTAACCATCCTTACTGCTTGTGCTGCTTGTGCGGCAGTATAAACATCTTCTTGTTCTTCCTGACGCGCCATTTGCTGCTGTTGCATTGCAGCACGCTGTTCACGCTGTTCATCCACAACAGATTGCGGATTTACAACTTTCTTAGGCACACCTAAAGAATCTATTACATAATTAACCAGCCCATCTGGGTTGATGTAGTCCTGTACAGGCAATGCTTGCGATAGTGGTAATAGGATTTCCAACGCTTGTATAGTGCCATTAAGACTGCTTGATTTCTGTGCGCGTGCCAGTGGTGATACATACTCAATGTCTACATCAACACCCTGCAAGATCTCTGGTGGCAACGGAAGCATGTCAGCGCGTAACATCAACTCAAATGTACGATCAATTAATGGGCGTAGCATCTCATTCATCAAACGGCCTAATGCTGGGCTTATAACGCGCATACGCTCCTCTTGGCGTTGCACAACCTCTGTAGCTGTCATATTTGGTGAACCGCCTGTTAGAAGCTGATCTACATAGAATGCAGAGCGTATAGCATTTCTACGCTGTTCTTCCATCTGTAAGCCGATAGGAATGTTTGCACCAGTGTTTAGTGGTGTAATAGTGTCTCGTGTACCAGAACGGAAGAAGTTGAGGCCACCAGGCTGTGTACGGATGGGGAGAAGAAATCCGTCATCAGGAACAAGTAGGGGTGGATCTATCTGTTTCTGAGCAGCTTGTATGATAGTTTTAGACATAAGATTTATCATCTTAACATCTGGCAACGCTGTCATAGCTGGTGACCTACCCATTACTTCCCCCGTTGCCTTGAGGAAGCGTGGAACAACGTATGGAAACTCTTGGAAGCCACCTTCCGCGATTACCATCTTTGTTTGCATACAAATGTACATAGATGCAAACGGCATGTTTTTGTTGTCTTTTTTATTCGGGTCACGCTCTTGTCTAGGCATTACAGCGTGTAAAATTTCTACTTCTTCATCTGGCTTTTTCTCAAAAGTTTTCTTGATGAAATCGCCAACTTTATCAATTCCAAATCTTTGCACTGCCTGTCGTGCAGATATTTTGTATTTACGAAAAACTGTATCAACTATTCCATACTGATCTTCCGCAACATAAAATTCTGAAATATGTCTTGTGCTAAAGCGTAGGCTCTCACCGTCCATTTCTGTAAACATGCAGCCAGTACCAAACACAACCAAGTCCACATACATCTCATGAACTTCTGTTTCAAAGTTTGACATGGTAAATGCACGCATCATACGCTGGCTGGTTTCTTCTAACCAACGCTGGACTTCTTCATCACGGCCTAACTCATCATCTTTTAAGGTAAGATGGAACCACGGTGATGCACCGCTTGTAAGCATCCCATGCAAAGAAGATGCAAGTAAATCAACGGCTTGCAGTGCAGTGCCGTCATAAATAAGTTCCATTCGTTTTTCACCGCGACTGCGCTTACGCACAATATCGGCTTTGCGTGGCAGCATGTAGTCTGCCAGTTCCTGATAATGGCTATCCCAGTTGGAACGCTGGCTTTCTAGGTATTCAAACCTAGCTACGACTTCATTCTGCTTTTCCATGTCCTATCCTAACAATGTAGGTTTCATTACTGAGTTTTCGGACTCTTTGCCCAAGATCCCAGCAACTTGCGTTGACTTTCTGCCCTTACGCCCACGGCGTTCCCGCTCCATAGCATCTTCAGACAAAGCAGCAGCTTGTGCGTAATCTGCCTCATCAGGCGGCTCTGGGGCTGGTGGTGGTGGTGGCGTAGATATTTTTGGTGTTAAGAAAGACATTTCATACCTCTATGTAGTAACTAGGATACCATACTCATCAGTTTTACCAGCAAGACCGCTACGCTTACCGCGTGTTCTGCGCTTTGCACGGCCTACAATAGTAGGTGTGCCATCAGTAGAAACAACTTCTTCCTCTACTTCTTCTGCTATCTCTGGCGTAATAACAGGCTCATCCCTTGTTTGTTGCTCCATAGTCGGCTGAGTAGCCATTGGGCTGGCCTCTGCTCTACCAGTGTATGTGCCATCCTCATCCACACCAACAAGAACACCATCTTGAAAAACAGGTTTACCCCCAGCAAACAACCCTTGACTTATACCCTGTCTTGTTTTTCTGCCAATAACGCCGCCAATAACACCCGCTGTAGTTGGAATATTCATACCAGCAACATTAATAGCACCCGCTCCTGCTTTAGCATCTCTTTCATCTAACTGCTTAAAAGCCCTGGCGTATGCTTTTTGCTCTCTATTACCAGAAGCTACATCTCTAGCCACTCTAGAAAACTGAGCCTCACGGCTTTGTCTTTGATCGCCTTCATTATTACCGCTGCCAGAACCCATATCAAGTCTCCTTTAACTTAAACCAGCCAAGCTTGCCAGTTTCTGTCCGTAGCCATATAGCTTTATTAAGTTCAGTTTTCTTTAATTCATCTTTCAAATAACGAAATGATTTTGCTATATTACTCTTTCCGCCCAAACAAATAAAGTCCACAATCCAAACTGTATCCCCACCCCCACTAAAACCATCCACAGGAAATACATTTTCTATTAGGTATTTTTGTATCTGTCGCTCACTAGGAAAGCCCCAACTCGCATAACCTATAGGCTCAAAATCATCATCACAAAACACAACGTACTGGCCTAGACTCATAGGTGTATCAATGTACCGCCGTATCTCTTTATCACCCCACCAGCTATGATATTCGCTGTTTTCTACCAGTGCCAAAACAAAAGGCTTTGACAACTCATGTGTCATATCGAGAAAGGATTGTATTCATTAACCGCGACTTGTTGCGGAGGTTTAGTATAGCTTTGTCTATTCTCCAACCCAACAGCCAGATACCTAAACGCATCCGCAGCATGGCTCGTGAAGTCATGGCGCGGGTGATCTCTGAAAGTCTTTTTCCGTTCATCCCATTCCTGCCTATACTGACGCAACATCTCTACGCCTGTGTCACACTTTTCTCTATCAAAGTAGCATTTAGGTATAAGCATCCTTGCCGCGTTAATACCGTCAGCCACCTTCATCTTAGGTATTACCTTAAACCTAATACCCAAACTAAATGCTGTTTCCAGCCTACTCTTGCCGCTGCCTAACTCGCGTACCTCAATATCGTGAGGAGCCAAATGATCCCCCCAATGGTAATCTTTCTGCCGTAATATCTCAGCATAATGATCTAATCCAACACCGCTACTCTCATAATAATCGATAACATTAACAGCACCGCTTCTAAATATCTGGGCAAACCATATGGCTGTTGAATCGTTTATACCCAGATCCCAAGCGGTATGCACAGGGTAAGCAGGATCATATGGTACTCTTGTAATACGTCCAGTATCATCAGCATCTGCGAGCAACTTTCCATAATAAGCCCCTATGATTGCCGCTGTAAAGGAACACTCATATTCCTGTTCATACTGTTCTGGGGTCATTTGCTTTTTAGCCGCATCAAGCTCCTCATCTTTTACAAGACCGCTTTCAGATGCCTTTACAACTTTCCAGTACCACTGATCTGATCCATTCTCTGTCTCAACCTTG